GTTGAAACAGGTCCGCTGGCAGACATACCGGAATGAAAAGCTATCTTCTGTGCAATAGTTAACTTGTTCAATACTATGCCCCTTTAAAGCTAGGCCAAAACGACCTGATGGCTTTTGTTAACTCGCCCCTGTGATCACACGTCCAATAAGGGCAATTTACCTCAGCCGTGTATCTTGCTAAGGCTGCATCCAGTTTATCTTTGTAGTAGCCAATGAAGTAAGTTTTACCTCTTATTTTCATATATGCTGACCACATCTTGTGACGTTTTGCCCAAGATATTCCTGGAAACCCTGATGTATTTCTACGGTCAATAGTCTTATTTTGCATATTACAACTAGCCGTCACGTGTCTTAAATTTTCAAGTATGTTGTTGTCTCTAACTCCGTCTATATGATCTATGTCGTTTTCAGGAAAATAACCATAAACATACAACCAAACTAAACGGTGAGCTGCGTAATCAATGTAGTTAATCTTAATTCGCACATACCCTAACCGTAAAGATCCAGTTATATCGCCAATCTTAACCTTGTTGTTATTGCTTACACGCCTCTTAAATATTCCAGTTTTAGGGTCGTAGTAAAGTTGCCGTTTAAGTTCTTTTTGTGTCAATTTTTCTTTCATCTCAAACCTTACAAGAGAAACCTATAATAAAAAATGGCAGACGTTAGGTTGACGCTTTTCGGGAGCTACCCTAGCCATTTCTATTTTTGTCTATTATACCATACTTTTATCATGGCTGCGCTAGTATTTGTTCAAGCCATTCGCGCCCCCGTGGGTGCGGGTCACGTATAACCACAAAGTCTGCGGTCAGTGTCGTTGTCGGGATCATCTGAATATTAGAAGGGTCCATTGGATTCTGCACCAGTTGCTCGTAATCGGTGATTCTTGAACGGGCCATTGCTTCGACATATTTCCTCTTCACGTCCTGGTTGATACCCCTGATTATATTCTGTCGAACCGAATTGACCGCCGGGGCTATCGTTGGCAGAGACCCGGGTGTTTTATCGTGCTGTACCCTGATGGTAAGTACCTGTTCCATAAAGGCCGATAAATCAATATCACCCTCAACTACCTTCTCAATCGGCCCGTTTGTGCCAATTTCAGGCAAAGTCTTTGCTTTATCTTGCCCTACGCTATTCGCTATTGTTTCTCTTCCCATGTTTACCTCAAAGGGGGATTGCTCCCCCTGTCTGAATTATCTGTCTGACCTACACCAATAAAGGCTCAATCGGTGGAGTGAACACATCGATATAAGTTTCTGTTACGTTAGCCGCATCGAGTGCCGTGGTGCCTGGCGTAAAGTTAGCGGTTGACGCGGTATCGACTCGGACATAACCGAGAACACAATAATCGGCAGGAGCAAGCGGCCAATCAAGTACGGCTGCGCCAGCTACCATGTCGGCAGTTAAAACAGGATTACCCTGGACGCTTAGTCTGGTCCCGGCTGCATTTATGCAAATCGCATACAGGCAAGATGTCAGCAGTCCTTGCGCTGGTGCTGCGGTTAACGGAATATTATCGGCTGCGTCGGCCAGATGATAAACAATACCTTTAATGCAATAGTCTACCCCTGCACCGTTGGGCGCAGCGGTAGCGGTTCCGGTTTTTGTACCGTCACCCAGGACAAGGCCAGCTTTGCAAAGGCAAGCCGTTAATCCGCGTGGATCGTTATTTAAATTCATGTTTTAAATCTCCAAAGATAGTGCGGCGAGAGTCGCCGGAGTTGCCGGGGCCAAAGTCGGGCCAACGGTGCTAATATAAAGATCGGTAGCCGTACCAGCGTCAAGTGCTGTGGTATTGCCGACAAAGGTTGCGCCTGAAGTTGAGACTACCAGAAAGCCGATTAATGCATTGCCGTCAGGAACAGCTACCGCGTTAATCAGTACAAAGGCCGCGTCGGCATCGTCAGCGTCGGCGGTTTTGGCACTGGTGGTAATAGTCCCGGCATCATCGATAAAAAACGCCCATCCAGCTGACTTGCCATCGGCTATTGTCCCGGCCAAAACCGACATATCACCGGCTGCCTTGTATCCTGTTACGCCCCCGGCGGTATAGATAAAACCGTTGGCCGCTGTGGGTTTGAGTTTTGAACCACCGGCTATCGTCAAACCGGCGCCTGAAGACAGGAAGTTACTTGCCCTGCCGGAGAAATCCCCGACCATAAGCAATCCTGCATCTCGCAACATAGCAAGATCGGCAAGCACGGACTCAAGAAGCCCCCGCACTGCCTTTTTGTTCTGCGACCCTTGCATGGCCGCTGTTGCTGTTTTTATTCCCATGGTTCACCTTATGTTGCGCTCGATGCGTTGAGCGCTTTGTTATTCAGGACGTTCTTTTATGCGAGAGAAGAAGCACACGACTCAATCCTCACCATGAAATTATCATTCAACCTCATGGAATTACAGTAGAAATCAGCACCGACAAAACCGTGTGACCGGCCGGGATTAGCATGATTAGCTGTCTGGCTGGAAATGATTGTCGGCTTGATCCCGCTATAACCTTTACCCTTCAGGCTGATGTGTCCTATTGCGTCCTGACCGATAACGACAGATGTGAACACATCGTTATTGGCACTTCCGGCGCTGATCATTGTTCCGTTGTCAGCGGCACCGGCGGCGAGAATTGGGGTGAAGAGAGAAGACATTACGAAACGGTACTCATTGATCGCGCCGAACTCATTGGGATGAACAGGGGCAATTGCACTGCCGTATTCTACCCGTTTAACAAAGCCGTCGATCTTTTGAACATCTGATTTCATATCGGTCGAAACGAAAATAACATATCCCGGCTCGACAGGTGCGGTATCAAAGTTGGGACCTGCGGCGATAGTTTTAGTAACTCGCTTAGCTCTGGCGTTGTAAAGTCCCCGGGCAGCAAGATCCAAGGTGTTCAGACCCATAACACTATTCAGACCAACGCGAGTAGTTCCATTGGTGTAGTTGACCGCACTACCAGCTTTATACTGGCCGTATGCCACTAACTCAGCAATCTCGGCAATTGTCTCTCCGGTAAGAGTTGCCATGTCAGACGGGATGTCGTCCTCATACATCAACTCGGACTTGTCGGAGAACTTAAACAGTACGGAGTAATGATTGAGTGTAACAGACACGTCAGTATAACTGATAGTGTTCGCGGTCGGAGTCGTGCCCTCTGCCGTGATAAATGCATTGGGATTGATGTTCGGCGCGCCGACTGCGTTCATGTTGAACGGGTTCAGCCGTCTGAACACGCGGGTGTCGGTTTTACGCTGTGGTTGGGACTTGTGATCGCCAAACATTCCGAGAACGGATTCAGTCTCGGCGTGGGCGAGCATTTTCATTTCTGCATCAATTAGATTACGTGATGCAACGGTGCTATAATTTTGCATTTGCTACCTCTTCCATATTTTTGCCGCCGCTATGTTTCGATATTCTTCATCGGTCATATCGGCGATTGTTTTAGTTTTCTGGCTTGCTCCGCTCCGTGGTGGCTCGGTGGCTCGTTCCAGTCTTTCTGCTCGTTCTTTGGTTATTGTTGGCTTTTCTTTCGGCTTCTTTGACAGCAGGTAGTTATCGATTACTTCAACAGCGTCCAGTGCATCATTAGAGTTATATGCTTTGTCCTGAATTTCCGGCGGCTGGCTTAATATCCATGCTCCATATTCAGGCTCGGCAACAATCGATTCCCAGTTTTTGTGGTGGCTTTTGAGTAACTTCAATTCAAAAGTTTTTTGAACCTCACTCAACTTAGTGGAAAAATTGGTTTCCAGTTCGGCCCTGATCTTCGCCACATCGGGGATATCAATCTTGCTGGCTTCCGAAAAGACCTCTTCCATTACATTAAACTTATCCTCGTCCTCCGGGTACTCGGCTCTGAGCTTTTCCCACTTGGCGTTCTTGACCGGCTCCGGTTTTACTTCCGGTGGCGGTTCAGGTTTTTTCCTGTTCTGAAGATCGTTCTGTAATGAGCCGACTCTTTTCTCTGCTTGGCTTAACCGATACTTGAGGTTGTTCACTTCGCCAAGTTGTGATTCGATATACGCTTTAACGGCGGGGTCAATTTCGACCTCGGCGGGCTTCTCGATTTCAACTGTTGGTTTTTCAACCTCTGGCTCAAGTTCCTGTTCAACCTCTTTGGGTGCTTCGAGCAACTCAGTCTTGCCACCCCAGATGTTTTGCGCTGCCTGTGCTCGATACTCTTCGTCTGTCAAATCGTCCATGGTTTTTCCTCCCCGGCGTTTAGGCGGGTTTCTTTAGGGCGGGACGCTTCCCGGCCAAGTTCTTCAAGATCCTTTAGTGCTTGGATCTTTCCTCTTATAAATGCAGTCTCAACAGCGTCCCGGCGTAGCGCGTCGTTCTTCTCGCGTTCGGCGGTTATCTGTTCTTGCTGCCATTTTTCTATATATCGCCAAGTCTTCGAATAAACATCCAGCTCGGCATCATCGCCTTCCTGTTTCAGCTTTGCTTCGAAAGGAAGGA